CATATTACTCCTTAACTCGCAGTCATTAATTTAGAACTACTGAAGACTGATGGAATAGCTTCCTGCGTTGAACCTAAAAAGAACTTCTGTAGTTTTTTACCTTCACTAGTCAATTCAACATAAGTAAATCTTTTGTCTTCTGCAAAAGGATTGTCTGTATATTTAATTAGACTTAGTGTTTCATGCAGGTATGTCAGTGTTCTACTTAATGAAGACTGGTTGATGCCCCTGCCTAAAATATTATTAAAATGATATGAGATACTTTCAGTAGACATCTCGTTATCTTTTAAGATTAATATTATTTGTAGCACTGCAACATAATGAAGTGGTACTCCATTTGTGTGTAGTGTTTTGCCTTGTCTTTGTTCTACCTTCTTAATGTAATTTAAGAAGTGTTGTGTAAAACTTAAACTAAAGACTGCTTTTTTGTATTGCTCTTTCATTGCCCCTCTCTCTACTTTCTAGTTGTATAATGTTAGTAGAGTTATGAGTTTCACTAGTTGTTTTAGCTAATGCTATTGCAACATTTGTGTTGAACTCAGGTTCAGTAATTTCCACATCTCTGACATCAAGATATTTAATGAGTTTATCAAAACTATATTTGATACACACATCACCTATTTTTAATGCTGTAGATTTTTCCCAGTCATTACTGACAATGATTTGCTTTTTAATAAAGGGTAATTTTTTCGTATTTTTTAAAGTCTTAACTTCATAGCTGAAGTCTTCAATACGTCTTAAAAAAGACCGACATCTGACTTTGTGTACTACCCTACATACTATCATTGCTACTACCATTATTATTTTATTAGTTATTGTTCTCATTCTGCATATTATCCTTACTTGCACAAGTGTTAATTATTAATGTTGGACACTTTAAAAAAATAGATAATGAAATATTGTGCAATGCAATCATACCTAGATTTTGTGCCTGTGTTATATATGACACATCATGTTGATATATCAATAGAACAGCTATAGAACATTGTAAATTAATTTATTTGGTTGGGTAAAAAGTTGTATAACCCTAGCAAATAATATCTTCAATGGTCTCAGTGACTACCACAATACTGAAGTCTTCAACTTTAGTGTTGTTCTCAGCAAAGACTTTCTCTGCCTTTACTAAAGCACTACCCAAATGATTGAACATTTTGGGTGAAGTTGCTTCCTCTAGTATTGGTAATTCACCTTCAACTATGCTTATTGTTGCCATGTTTCCTTACCTTAGAACAGCTAAAAAGCTGTCTCTTTATATATGGTAAATAAATAATCTGAGCAGTAGGTTTTCGTAAGTCATTCCTTACTTTGTCTACCACCTTTCTCAAATTATCTGGTAAAATGTCAGCAGGTTTAAATAAAGATAACTGCATTATCCTGCTCTCTTTCTTAAACAATCTAACTCATGCTTAGTCACAAGTTCTTCTAAAGTAGGTGTTAATGCTACTTTTACCTTGTCTTCTGCTTGTTTTCTTTTGTTGATTTTAAGCACAGCATTAGTCAAATGACCTACTGTTGTCTCTAATTGTGATACTCTTGCTTGTAGCATTTGTATCTGCTTTTTGTCTTGGTTAAACATATCACTCCTTACAGTTAATGTTATCTGATATATGAGATAATATCTCGCAAATCAGTTATAATATCTTGTGCATATTATAAATAGGAAGTCAATCTTTTATATAAAAATAATTCTTGATATATAATTTAATATATTATATGCCTATATATAGGTAGATAATATGATAATTAAGAATATAACTGACATTATGAGTAATTCACCCAATTCTTTAGAGGAATTTTCTCAATTTATTAAAGAGTTATGCAAAGAGCATAGCCAAAAAGATATAATTAAAAAATCTGGTATTGATAAGAATGTATTATATAGAGCAATTCACCAACAAAATATTACCTTAGATAATTACTACAAGATTAAAAAAGCCTACAGCGAACAATTTAAAACTAATAATAATTCTGATGGTATAGACCACTTACCTATTCTTGGTCAAATTATAGGTGAAACTAAAGTTAAAATGTTAAACTTCTCGCAACCAACAACTATGCCTGTCACTACTGGTTTAATAGATAGATGGTCGCCTGTATTTGGTTATTTATCTGTTAATGAAACGTGTTATTCAGGCTTTGTTTATGTGTTCTCTGCTAAAGAAATTGAAGACAGCAACACTATTAACAAACAGTGTATTAATAGAATGGTTATGTTATACCCACATGAAGAAGACCCTATCTATGGCATGATTATTGTAGTCAAAGATAATTATTTATTAATACACCCTCAAACTAGAGAAACATTAATTGAAATTCCAAAGAAAAATAATATTAAATGGACTAAGTTTTTAGGTATTATTCCTTATTATCTTATGGAAAACTTTAAGAAAGGCGATACATACGAAAGCAATATCCATAATTTAGAAACTGAGTTTCATAAATCTAAAAAATAAATAATTAGTTCTTAAACAGATAATGAGAAGCATGGAAGCAAAATAAAAAAATTCCAAATTTGCTAATTAAAATTATTCTAAACTATAAAATCCTTGAAAAATTGTATGTACTGGTTGCAATAACCAATATTTCCTGTTGCAAAATATAACTATTATTATTTTTTTGTGCAACACACGTTGCAATATACTGGTATAGGGTGGTGTACCCCTGCATAAATTTTGGGGGTGGCATGGGGGTAAAAAAATTTCTGTGTATATACGTGAGGTTGTCAGATATTTACCCCAAATTATTTCTGGGGAAACAATAAGTCCTCTATTTTATCTGCCATACTATAATCAACACAGTGGTTAAGAAACTCCTCAGTATTGTTAAGTATAAACTCCCTGCCCTCTATTAGGTCATCTAAAGGATTTTCAGGCTTCTTTTCCTTTGTATGACTGAACTTAAAGATACCCTTATCGTTAATATCCTTTATTGCTTCAGTTATCTCTTTTATTACTTTCTTTTCACCTTTAGTTGTACATAAGGCTTTAAGATATAATAGTTTATCATTATGGTTCATGTATTTAGTTATCTCTATTAGTCACACTATATTCATCATCAGTTCCATTATTACATACTTGAACCTGATTAATCTTATTATAAAACTAATAGTTATCTAATAGTTCTATTTATCTAATAGTGGCACTTAGATATGTCTTATATCTTAAACCAAGTATTGTCTTGATTTTGTCTTCCAAAGAACTTCTCTAATTCTTGGTTAAATAGTTCCTCTTTTCTTGTCTTTACTGACATATCTTGGTCTTTTGAAAGCTGTAATATCCAGTAATAACAAGCCATCTGCAAGGCATCTATTCGGTCATCTTGGGCTAAAGTATTAGCACCCTTCTGTAATCTACTGATTTGATACATCAGTTGATACCTTAATGCTGTTTCTGGTGGATATAAGCTATTAGTGTCCTCATAGTCCTTTCTAATCACATTAGCATCAAATACTACTCTATGCTGTGCAAATAGGGGTTCTAGGGTGTCTAATATCCTTCTATGCTTGTTAGATGTCTGTCTTATCATCTCTGTAGTACAAGGATACTCTTTCATTAAATAAGGCTTCAGTAAGGCTTCAAACATACCTTGACCAAAGTTTTCTTCAATTAATATCTTCTTAACTTCATGCTTCTTAGCAATACCTACAAGTTTATTTAAGACATGCTCAGAATAACCAGAGTTATAACCACCTGCATCAACTACATAAATATTACCATTTAATATCTTAGTGACACAATAAGCTGTCTCATCTTTACCTTTACCTGAAGGGTCTATAGACATTACACAACCAGTGTAGTCTATCCATTCTCCTTGTGTCTGCATGGGTCTATAATAGGCATCTCCTTGCAAACCTACGTTAGGTAGGTCATTCCATTGTAATTCAGGACTAGAAGCCCATACGACCTTCTCAGGGGCAGTAGTAGGGTTTAAATTAAGAACTACTAAGTCTTTTAGTTTAAGTGGGTATCTGTCTAAGTCACTTAATGTTGTATCTAGTTGAAACTGCATATTAAAGCCTATACGACCATAACTTGCTTCTCTTTCTAATAAATCTTTTTCATCAAATCTTTGTGGGTCAGTTGCTTTACCTACAAGTTCATGTTCCCAAGTATTAGCTATAATAGGTGCAAGATTAGAACCATAAGACCTTAGTTGTTTCTCTGATGGATACCTCGCTGTCCAATATCTAACTTTATAACCTCTCTCTTGCAACTTGTTATAAATAGATTGTTCTGTCTGAGGTGTTCCTAAAAATATAATTCTTGAACCTTCTGGTTTAACAATAGCTTCAAACTCTTTGATTGCTTCTCCAAGTTTATCTCTCATAAACTGTGTTTGAGTATTACCTGAAGTTTCAATATCGTCTGCAATAATTAAGTCTGCTCTACTACCAGTTAGCTGTGAAGTTATACCTAAAGATTTAACTGAAGGTTGATGAGAAGCTAACGCAGGTGCAACATCAAAGCTAATCTTAGATTGTCGTTGGTCACCTTTTGGTGTGAGATGTTGTAATATAGGCATCTCAGATAGCAGTCTTAAACAAAACGTACTAAAGTCATCTGCTCTATTCTTAGAAGCAGAGACAACCAATATATTTATTTGTGGGTCAAGAAGTAATCTCCATAAGACATAAGTTGAAGTAATCCAACTTTTACCTACTCCTCTAAACGCACTTATAATTGTACGTTTATCTCCATTAGCAATATAGTCTGCGATTGAATATTGCATTGTA